GCTTGTCGTGGACGATCTCTTTAGCTTCACTCTTAGTTAGCTTTGAATCTTTTTTCATGTAGTGCTTGAGTAACCTCTTCTCAATCTTCTTGCTTAACTTCTTGCTCTTAGGTTGCTCAGGTCTACCCTCAATGTTCACACAGCCTTGAACAGTAAGGTTCCTGTCTTTCGCTACCTTGCTAATGTCATCAACTGAATCAATCCATGCTCTTGGATCTTGATGACCTCGCTTATCTGCAAGACCACTCATGTAGAATCGGCCCTCTGTAGATATACCTGCCTTCTTAGCCTCTTTAAGAATGCGTCGAGCCTGATGTGGTGGCATTTCGTCTAGCCATCCTGCATTGTACTTCCCCTCCATAAGAGTTCTGTCAGTTCCCTTATGGCCTGGGGGTTGACCAAGGCTGCACATAATTGCAAACCCAGCCTCCTGACCATCAGCCATCATGGCGAGATAGTGGTCTTGCTGTTTCTTTGAAGCGTGCTTTAGTTCTGTTGGTAAATTCATGGCATCAATTCCTCCGGTGGATTAACGGGATTCCCGCTAGGGTCTTGTGTGTCTCCCCCGCCCTCAGCAGTCTGCTCTGGCTGACCTTCGGAGGCTGTGGGGTCTGCGGCGACTGGCTGAGGAGGGGGAGGGGGAGGAGGAATTAAGTACGGGGTAGCATCAAGATCAAGCGATTTAGCCCAGTCAGTTAGCAATGCGTTCATTGGCCCCGGCATTCCCGCTGCAACTAAACCAGAAAGAACAGGTGCCAGTGTTTGCACTGCCATCTGCATTTTTTCAACTTCCGCACTTTTGTTCGGCTTACGTGCCGAACCAGCCTCCACTCGGTAATCAAACTCCCTTGCAACCGTGTAGACATCCATCTGCTGGATCTTTGCAGCCCATAGTTCCGCACCCAGCGGGCCTACTATCGGAGCAACGTCTTCCGGTTGCAGCAGCCATCTTGCTGCCAACGCCTCTTTACGACTCAACATGCTCATGGCATCCTCAAGAACATTTGCCATGTCATCTGGGCGAACGGAAATAGCCTCGGCCTTCACCTGTGCTTCCGCTGCACTTCTGTATTGGTTTCTTGTCATACCGTAAGCAAGTTCAGTAAGACCAGTAGCTTTGTCGAACTGCTCTGCTACTGACTGGATAACCTGCCAAATCTCCTGATTGACAGGAGGTAGCTGGAATACCGATATGATCTCATCAACGGACTTGCCTAGAGTTTCACTAAGCTCAATAAGAGAGAACCCAGACTCTTCGTGAGAAAGTATCTGGTCTTTAATGTCATCGCCACTAGCCTTTGCAACACCAACCATAGTCTTGCAGCTAGTCATCACCCGTGTTGCCAAAAATGACATAGCCCAGTTCATGAATCGCAACTGACCGATCCCTGGCTTGAGATGGCTAATCGGATAAATGTATCCTGGCTTTCGGTGGAATTGGACGGGTGTCCAAGGCCATCCACCTGAAGGCTCTGTGTAAAAAGGGATAGGCCATCGTGTACGAGTAAACAATGAGTTAGGCAAGCCTGTCTCGTCCGGTTCTTCAAGTGCCACCGCTTTGGGGGCGTTTAGGGGGTAGTCCACTCCCTCGGCTACCACGATGTAACAGTTCTCGCCTAACCCATCGAATAAGTCTTTGAATTGTTTAGGAAAACCCTTGAGAGTGTGACCAAACCCAGTCTTTGAGTAGATCTTCCAGTACACGATAAGATCATTCGTCTTGCCGTTCTTACGCTTTGTTTTGTTGTTATCGTCTGCGATAGAGGCATTGCTTTCGATGTGGCCCTTTAACTCATCAATATCTAAACCGTACTGATCGGCTACATCTTTAAGCGGGTGAACACATCTTCTTGCTGACCAGAGGCAATCTTCCTGTTCGTCAGCATCAGGATCGAGAAGCAAATTATCACAGCTATCGTAAAAAGATCCGACAATTCCAAAGGTTCCACCTTGTTGATCCTTTTCTAATTCAATGAGTTCAGTCCAAAGAACGCCCATACCTTTAATGATTGCTTCATCAACAGCCTTACGAGCATGTTCTTTAAGGTTGAGTTCGTTAGGCGTGTAGTTCAAGTAAGACTGAATCAAGCCCCCAACAGTCTTTCTGTCCTGCTCCATGAAGCCAACAGTTTCACTAGCCTGAATAAACTGAGTAACCATCGGATCGGGAGGAGGCATCATCCCTGTCATTGGATCTGGCTGAGACTGCTGCTGAGGAAAGACCCCTAGTGATTCTGGTGTGACTACAGGAAACTTTTTAGTACTGACAGTTCGTACAGGGTTTCGATGGTAGATTACAGATCCGAACAGTTTCACGGCCTCAAACGCTTTGTTAATCATCATGCGGAAGCTAGGCGGTGCCATGCGAGAATATTCCGCATTGTCTTGCCAGAACCAGTTCCCATGACCATCAAAGAAGTTCATTGCTTCCTTGGCATCATCACTAAAGGGTTTCTTGTGCTTCTGGGCCGTCTTTAGCTTGCTGATCCAACTCTGGCTGATCGCACGAAGACCGTCTTCCATCTCTTTCTCTGATGGAGCTTCGGGGATGTTCGGCAGGGGACCACCCTCTCCTCCTCCCTCTATAGGAACATCTGGGTCTAAGTTGGCAGCACTGGCGTATTCTTCCATTAAAAGTCCTCACTATTAAGTAATGCCTTAAACTGCCACTTCTTCTTCCTTAGTTTTCTTGCGGGAATTAAGTTTTTTATTGATTTCCCTAAGCAGCTTGGTCTCAGGGTGCAACTCCCAGCTACCCCATTTGCTCCATGCCTTAGCTGTGTCGCTTTCAGTCCAGAAAGGATCTGCCTTATGTCGTACAGACAACTTCTCTACGAAGCCTGATGAAGTGGTAAATACAAGAATAGAGATAGTGTTCTTTCCTGGTGGGCTACATACAAAGCCAAACTGCCCTATTGAACTAGCGTCATACGGGTTGTCGTAAAAAAGTACACGATCACCAACTGATATTTCTGGATACGTAAACATGATGGCCTCCGGGTTAAACGTCGTAACTGAACGAATACGAATTAGGTGCTAAATTAACTACGCCTTTTTGCTTCTCTTTCTGCTTCTTTTGCATCCTGTCCCACCACCAGGGCTTCTCCTCATGAACCACCGGCTTGGAATATTGAGGATCATATAAACACAGATATCTCAGGCAATCAACTAAATGAAACTCGCCTCTCTTATTTGGCTCATCTGTAGTGATTGTGACTCCACCCACAACCTGAGTCTTCTTTTTGTAACGCTTAAATTCCCTCTCTAGGTTTGGACATCGGCTACGGATGTATCGAAGATACGGCGTGCCAGACGGTCGGATGTGCAACATGAGCCTTGTCGCCTCAAGACCCGCCTGAATGTTGTCACCACCGGGAATAAAGCTATAACCAGATAGTTCTGATGAGATATCTACGCTAGCTAATGCCTCTTCGTACTGCTCTTGCGGAGACCTGCCACTACCTATATCTGTCAACCTCGCCCCGTGGGCGTCGATGATAAAGCCCCTAAATCGCTGTCCCTTGCACTTTCTCAGCATTTCCTGAGCAAACATATACGCATTGCTTTTGCGGATATATGACTCATCGTAGATAACTATCTTGTCTTCTGCTGGGGGAACCGCCGCAAAGAGGATCGCGGTGACTGCGTGGCCCGGGTCAACTACTGCAAACCTTGTCCAGTCATTTGGAATCATGCCGTTCGGGAGATCTGCGGGATCAAAACCATGAACATGAGGAGAGAAGTTAGGGTAGACAAGAATACTGTCAGTAACAAACTCACCTTCAGCACGTTGTCTTAATACATCATCTCCAATGGCAGACCAACGCTCAATCATCTTCCTGCGTTCGTCAGGGTCGATGTGAGGGTTGTCTAGGAATCTCAGCACGTACTTCTCTATATCGTGCGTATTTTCTTCTTCAGCTTTGTCTGCACGCTCCGCAAGCCCGAGGAGTGCTTCGTTCTTACTCCACGGCATAGCAGACCATGAGAACCTGCCCTTACGGTCAGCAAGACGAGCCTGCATCTCAGCTACCCATGTCTCGTTCGATATGTCTTCATCTATATGAACTCTGTCTGCCTGAAAACCCTGTGGCGGATCACCTTCAGAACTAAAGCAGTAGATAGTCCACCCATTAGTCAGAGTGCATGAGTTCATATAACCCGCACTTTTAAGAAGCCAAGACTGACTCTTAATCATTCTTTCAGGAATAAGGGGAGGTGCTGGCTTGGCCTCCTCCGCCCTGGCCGCGTCGTTGATTGGGTCGTAAGCTCGCCATTCACCTGTAGTGTCATCCTTTATGATTTTGAATGCACCTGCACGGAACAGGTAAGGCACTATGACTAGGCCCACATGTTTCCAATTCTGACCAATGATAATCAGATTGCCATCCTTCTCTGGGTATTTGCCCTTAACAGGATGAGTACCTGTAGCAGCCCAAGCATCTTCAACAAAAGTGCTTAAAGACTTACCAGATCTATTACCTCCGATTACTAAACATTCACTGGCTAGTGAATCGTGCATCAACTTCTGTTGAGGCGTCGGCTGGTAGAGCCTCAGCGACTCCACCTGTCTCGCACTCAATTCTGTCTGCAACTGCTTGATCTCTTCCATTTGAAACGAAGAGATCCCTTGCAGGAGTGGATTCTGCGGCTGCATTGATTATCCTCCGGCTTTGCTGAAATAGTGCAGCGTTCTGTATTCGCTGCGTAATCTGCTCCTCCAACTCCTCCTCTGTCATTAACTCCATAGGCTTCTTGGCACCGCCATGCTCCGTATTTTTAGTGGCTAGCCTTGTCACCATTTCTAATGTTGAGTTTCTTAACCTGCTCCCTGGCTTGCAATCGAAGTACTGTTTGGCAACAAGATTGGCAAATCCGTTTGTGCCTCCGAACACTCTCATCATGCTCTCTAGCATTTCGCTGGTGTGAGGAACATCTGAACCACCAGTGCCTTCTACCTCTATGAACTTCTCTACCGCTGCGGACTCAAGTGCCTGCATCTTTGCTTTGGCCTCTAGCGTTTTCTTGCACCTACGGCAGATACGCTCAAAGTTTGCATGTGTCCCACGAACGCACGCAAAGTTTTCCTTCTTGAGTTCAAGATCCTCTTCGCACTCTTCACAGCGTCTGATCTGTATTGATTCTTTTTCTACTGTACTCATGGTCTTAGCAAAGCCTCCGCGAACATTCTTTCTGCTGCTAACTTCTGTGCGTCTGTAGGCTGCATCGCTGATGGATCACCCGACATAACGCGAGCAATCATTGAATGCTGACCGTGTTCTGTGTTATCTCCATACGGGCCATCAAACTGACCGGCTTGCTCGTCGATCATTGGTACACGACCGAGATAGGGAGTACCTGATCTCATCATCTGACGAGCAGACTCATTTACATCTAGGTACGGGTTGTACTTATCAAACACAACTGAACCATCATCAGCAGCATACGCAGGCACACCGCTACGGTCGAAGAACTTCTGTTCTCCTGCAAAAGGCGGCCTCGTTGATGTCTGCTGAGTTACAGCAACCTGCTTAGGATTCATGGTCTGTCCAGTTGAATCTTCGTTGTCATTGGGGTTGGATTCTGTCCCGCGTTCTTCTTGGCTATCTGCTTCATGGCCGTGTCCTGTGTAGGCGTGCCATGAGATTTCTCAATAACATCTGCAATACTCCGCTCATCAACGAAGTCTCCTCCGACTGCATAGCTTGTTAGCCTGGGTAACAGACTACGGATCAGTTGGCTCACTGAAAGCCTCCGGTCTTGGTAGGTATCGGGGCTGCCTCAGTTCACCTAACTGCTTCTCTATGCTCCTTGATATCTGCTCCAACTCTTTAAGGTGCGATTCAATATCATTAAGGCTCTCAGAGTTCTGCTCTCCGATGTGAGTGTTCTTCTCACCGATGAGAACTATGCCTGACTTCAACTCATCTATCGTGGAAGTAAGTGAGACGTTGCTTTCTGTGACTGCATCCAGCATCTGCATGTATTTCGCTGAGGCAGGAGCAAGAAAACTCGTATATCCAACATAGGCTACAACACACAGAATCATTGTGCTGATGCCGTTCTTCTCAATAAACGAACTGATTTGATCTACGGTAGGTTTAGAATCAGCCACGGTTGTATCCCCGTTCCTTAATTTTGTTTGCGTTGTAATGCACGCCCATTCTCTTGAATAACTCAGGGGAGTTGCCGTGCTTACCCTTGGGCTTACTGGCCTGCTTTCCGTTGACGATCTCCTCTGCTTTCCGCCGGTTGTACTCTTCAGGAGTTTCCTTCTTGTGGTAACGTCCTGCACTTCTTTGAGACTGCTCACGGTTGTACTGCTGCCTAGCCTTTTTTTCGTCATAACCAGTTAAGGCACTTACGTTTCCTGTAGTTAATGCCTTGGCACTAGCAGACAAACTTCTAAGTAAATTGCTCATCAGCACTTCCACTTTCTTAGGGCCAACGCTTTACGAGTAGGACGACCCTTCTCGTCTTTCATGGGGCCGGGATTTCCCGACATCCTTGCACAGAAGGATTTCTTTCTGCTCCCGCCCTGGGGCTGTGGAGCCTTGAGGTTAGAGCCTGTCTCTCTGTTTATCTTGTCTCTGCCTGCTTTAGTGAGTCCGCCTGCACGAGACTTGTGCGTACCCATCTTGAGGCCAGCAGTGTCACCCTTCTTCTGGTGGCTTCTGATAATGTCACTCATCTCAATGCTTCCTTTAGCTTGTCTGCTACGCCCGTCTCTACGCGACCTGCGAACATCCTTGCCATTCTGGGTAGCTTAAAGTTGACAACGACTTCGGTTGGTCGAACCTCAAGGTTTCCAGAGACCTTGAATCCACCGACAGATACAGTACCTATAGAATGCGTGTCGTTTATCCACGTAATGTCCATAGAAATTTCTTTGGCTACTGCATCCAAAGCCTTCTTGGCATCCTCTTGAGATTTGTTGTGTGGTACTTTTATTTCCATTATCGTCTCCTGAAAAAACCTCTGCTACGGGATGAAGAACTGCTACTGCTTCCAGATGGACAAGTAGGACAAGATGACCCGCTACCACTGGTTGGACACCTTCCGTTCGGGCAAGATGCGGAAGGTGTAGAGGCACGTACTTCACTATTGTGGATAAGGTTGTGGAGAGCGATAAGTTCGTCCCTCGTCATTTTGTTCGCTGAAGCCGAGTCGATACCATGAACCACAATGAGATGCTCTCTCATGTCGTCATTGGTAGCTTCACGAACCCTTTTATTCTCAAACGTCCATGCACTACCCTCAAAACAAAGTATTTCTGGTGTTAGCGGTTTCTTTTCTTCTTGGGATTCTTGCTCTTCCTCTGCATCATTTTTTTCGTGAGCATCTCGTATTGCCTGTGATAGGAGGTCTCCAGCATGACGTACTTGAGATTGATTTAGAGGTTCGCCAGTAAACCCACCACTTCCTTCAAGTTCTTCGGTGATCTCATTAGCTTCTTCCTCAGACATCTGCATAGAGCCAATCTTCTGAGTACCGTTGCATGTACCGCATGTCTGGAAAACAGTTCCGTCACCAATCTTTCCAGGGTGGCTCGGGAACAGGGGGACGCCGCCAGGAGTGCAGTCAGGGCACCAATCTCCCGGCTTTGGCTCGTCGGGTTTTGCTGGACCGCTAAGTGATTCGCTGACAACAACTATGTAACCAAGATAACTACCTAGACGGTGCTTCTCGTGATTGCTGAGTTGTGCCTTCAGGGGACTTGTCAGTAACAACAAGAACAAAAGTAGTAGTGCGACATTCTTCATCTTCGTGCCTTTGTATTTCAATGGACTCATGACATTCCTTAATACTTTCATCATCCATCTGATAGCCGAACCACCACAGATACACAGGCATAATTACATGTGCTATCTCGGCAGTACCCATCACTCCTCCTCTGTATCTACTTCGTCAAAACAATCAGCAACACACGTTCGCTGCTTTTTCAATCCTGCTCTTCTTAGATAATCACCCATTCTATGAATGGCACCCTTAGAAACATAACGACGGCAGCACACCCACAAACCGTTACGGCCTTGTGCTATACCCACGTCATACGTTTCAAGTCCTGAATGATTTGCATAGCAACAACTCCTGAATGCTGCTTCAGGTGTGCTTGCACATCCAAGTCCTTCATAGCTAGGATTACCTCCTCTGTGTCGTAGTCCTCCTGATGCTGATGCTTCTGCTGCCTCTTGAGCAGTTCTGTGAGCCCAACTGGTGTTCGTCAACAACGTAAGTGAAACACATATACAAAAGAGAGCCGTTAGAGATCTCATATCAATCCTCTCAAATTAAGTGGAGCAATCTTAGCTGGAGGCCACCCTGCCACCGCTGAAATTGCCGTGCAATGCCTAGAGCTACAATCCTTCCAGCGAGCCCACCAGCAATTCACTGGTATCTCACCTAATGACTTATCGCCGTGTATTGCTGTTGGCCCTTTACACGCTGATGGACCCCATGAGTTTCCAATCAGTATCAAGGGACCGCCAAATTTGTCGTGTGCCCAAGAAGTGTCGTCATATCCGTAGTAACAAAGTGCATGACTCCAACTACCTTTTCGTGCGGCATACCCATACTCATTACGGCTACCTGACCAGCCTTCGCCGCCACAAGTGCTAATTCCGAAGCCATTTTTTAGCATCGAACGCACGTTTTCAAATCCAGAAACTTTCTTGCTGCTCTCCACAAGATGGCCGTTTAGTGCTTTGACATAATCATCAGGAGGAAACTTTTTGCCAAACTTAGTGGTTTGACTTCCTGAGTACTTTGAGTAGTCAACTCCAACACCCGGAACACTGCTGTAGTCTTTAGCAACCACCATTCCTATATACTTGGCCGCATTACTGACAGAAGTTGGACAAGACCAACCATGCCCTGGGGCGTTAGATCTCGTTAGGTACAAGGGTGTTGGGTGAAAAGCTGAAATCTTTTCGTAGCTACTATCTGGTATATCTGTAGGCCAACTTCCATTACCATGAGCAACTTGACATGCAAGGCTCAACATCAGGGCGTTTCGTGTACTATGTGATACACAATCACCTACTTGTTGTGACGGGTTTCCTTTTATCCACCCCGTCCTGCCTGATGCTTTGTAGGCTTCGGGATACAGGACTACCAACTCCCCGGCACCAGAGTCTCCGAACGATTCTGCAATGGCGTTGCCATCTTCTTGATCGTCGGCCCCCTCTGGATCTGGGTATGTTCCAGTAAACCCTGATTCGTATGCAGCCTGACATTCCTCTGGGCTCTTCCAGGGTGCTGGCTCAGGGAAGTCGTTGTTTGCCAGTCTTTCTCGCCATGTTGGAATCTTAGTCATCTTTATCCTTCTTTGCGACTACGAGCAGTGCTATGAAAAATATTGCTATCGCTAAGCAGATCAGACCAGTTATGAAATCATCTGCCGGGATAATGTTCATTGGATTGCCTTTGCAAATTCGGCTAACAAGGCTATGTATGCTGTCTTAGCAGCAGGATCTAGGCTTTTAACCTCATCACCAATGACCTTGAGTGCCTCCGCCTCTATCTCATCTGCGACGGAAGGGTACTTAGAAGTAGGCTTTCCAAGTCCGTTGTAATCGAAGGAAAGTAATGCAACTAAGTAATCATTAGCCTTAACGGTCGTATCCACGAGATTACGTGCATCAGCATTCAGCATGTCTGATCCAGCAGCAAAACCCTGGGACATGTTAAGACGATCCTTCTCGTCCATTGACCGGCTAGCCTGATGAAGTGCAGTTAGAGAACCTGTATAAGGTTCAACAACGGGAGTCGGGTCATCGGGCTTAGGCTTAGGCTCATCACCACCGAACAGGTAAGCCAGACCACCAATAACAATCGCATAACGAATAAGATCATTCATTTCAGACCTCCCTTGTTACTATGACTGTTTTCTTAGGCTTTGCAGCCACAAGAACAGATATGAGGTCTTCGCATAGCTTTGTTCCGTCATCTAACTTGTGGTCAAGACAATACGCACGAATTTCCATAGTGCGGACGACCCAGTGTTCTTTACTAGCGTCGTCGTGTTCCGGCTCTTCGGGTGGGCAAGCACAGCACGATGGTTTCCCACTTGCGGGAGGAGGAGCTTCACCCTTCAGTAGCTCTAATCCTTGTTTAACTTTAGGCCAGAATAAAACTGTACAAAGGCCTACAGCAATTAGAATTTTGTCGACGTTATCTGAGATCCAAGAAAATATGCCCATCATTTGCCTCCGATGGTGTTAGTGTTAAATACCTAAAGGAAGAGCCGGGGTCAGGTGTGCATCTGATCCCGGCCCAATCTTTCCCTATCCCTCTGAAAGTTCTACCGTCGTAGCAATGCTCTCCGTGGACTTTCTTCTTCAACGACAATGGTTGTTGGACAGGAGCAGCCTTCTTTGCCGCATTTTCCGTTGCATCCACAGTCGCCTTCACAGACTTCTTGAACTGCTTCAACAGGTGTCATTTCCATTGTTTGAAGTTCCGAACCTTCAACTACTTCAAGTTCACCTTTCTCGGCAGCAGCCAAGCAAGCAGCGAAAGTCTTGTTGTAGTTAGCCTTAGCTGCACGACGAGCAGTGCTTCTCTCAGCGAGAGTCACACGACCACCGGCACAGCCACAGTCCTTGAAAGCTGGAGCCACCATTGTCTGCGAGCAAGAACCGCCCGAAGATACTGGTGACAAAGAGTACATCTGTTGTGATGCACATCCACTTGTGGAAGCGGCCCGCCGTGGCCCACTTCCAGCGTTTGCGAAGCCTAAGCCAAGCATTACTAACATTGCCAAACCAAGTCCGGCACAAGTTAATGTAGTTTTCAAAACAACCTCCTAGTTAATTGCGTGTTCTGAAATCGTTCCAACCAGTGTTCGTACAAATCCATTTGCATCTGCACTGATTGCAATGCCAATGTCAGCAGAGCCATCGCCTACTGAACCGTCATCATTCACTCCATCACCGGGAGCAAATGTTTCGGCTGTAGCGATTGCTGTTGGCCCTGAGACGATTACCCAGCAAACGTCTTTGTCTTGGACGCCGCCAGTCCCGTCAGACCGGACAGCAGGAAGGTACTCGTCAACGACACCCTGGAGTGTTCCAGATCCGTCGAATGCGTTGAGTACATCTGTTGCCGAGAACGCGACTACTGTTCCAGGTGCAACTGCCACACCAGTCATGTTACGGAGTGCCAAGCAAGTAACTGGTCGGTTACTAAGATGTTTGCCAGCATTCTCAGTGCGAGGGTCAGTGTCAGTGAAAGCCTTCTGGGTTCCAGTAACACTTGTCCCTTGATCCGTTTGCTTAACGCCCAGCGTATGACCACGACCAAAACCTGGGTCTGTCATTAAAATTCCAGCCATTTGAAATTACCCTTTCCTGTAGAACTAGGCGATAGCCTGAAGTTTGAAGAAGTTTCTTGGACTAACGTATTTGAGGTTTGCCAGTACGCTAACAACGTAGCGATAGGCTTGAGTATCTTCGTTGTAGAACGGGCCCTCAGAAGTCATCAATGAGGACTCCATGCAGCGTAGTTCCATGTTGCTGATAGAGAGGCCGTAACCACACTCAGCAGGAACCCCGTACTCCGTAGTGATGTCTACACCGTCTTGCTCAAATACATCATTAAATCCGTATGATTTCAGACCATTAGTCTTTGTGACGATGGCTCGTTCTTTACTGTCGAGTTTGTTCATGTATTCGATGAACAGACGACGATCCAGACAAACCATGTCTATTTGGGATTCGCGTGTATCGTTTCTCTTGGCTTGATGTATACCTTCTCTAGTAGCGTATACACAGTTGTCTTGCCACGATCCAGTTCCTTCACCAAATGCGGTGGAGGTGTAGTTGACCACGATTGGCGAATAGAAATCATACTCAGGATCACATGTACCGTTAGGCCATGTACCTTCAAGCTGAGATCCAGCAATAGCACCTAAGCCGGTGTTAATTCCTGCATAAGTATCAGCAGGCCAGCCAAAC